CGCCCTCAGGAATAGCTTCGGGAAAAAGATTCACCATGCGGTTGTCGGCAGCGTTGACGCTGCGTGCAACGTAACTGCTGCCAAGAATCGGCGTCTTCATTAGTAGTTACCCGCATAGATGTTGAAGCGCTGGCGGTTGGCCACCAAAGCGTAAGGCAGCGCCATCACATCGTCTGGGTTGTTGATGCGCTTCAAATTACGCTTAGAAGTCATGGCGATGCGCTGCACTTGTGGGCTTGGCTCAACGCCAAACTCAGGGGCGAATTCCATGGCCAAATTGTAGGTGAAGGCACGCAGATAGCCAGGCGGGAAGTTCAGTTGCGTGTCAAGCGTTGCCGGTTGCGTCAACTCTTGCACAGAAATAAAGTGCCATTCCAAAACTTGCGTGGGTCTTGGGTAGACGAACATCTCCACATTGGGGTACGTCATGTTCGCAAAGATGACTTGTGGGTATGTCGATGTGACAGTCTTTACAGCAATACCGTCATACTGCTGTTGATTGATAAATTTGATGCCGTATGACACGCCATTTGGTGCTTTAAAGTATGTTGCATCGTCAAACAATATGGGACGATTGCCAACAAAGTCACCAGTTGGGCCAAGCGTGCGCTTAATCTCGCTTGCAGGCCAGTTAAAAACTTGATCTTGAGTGCAAAACACAGACAAACGCTCTGTGTTCCACGACTCAATCATCTGGTTCATCGCCATCAAAGCGTCGTTGGACATGGATGCGGAAGGCGTCTCGCCTTCGGCCAGTATACCTAGCAGTCGCAATGCTCGGTTGATTTGCTCGCCAGCGGTATACGTTGCCATGTTCAGACTCCTTCGATTGTTTCCTCTGCCGATTTACGGCGGCGCTTAATCTCTAACGTGTTTACCACGGGAGCCGCTTGTTCAGGCGTGTCTGGATTATAACGAATCCAGCCATTATTTTCATCTGCTACAGCTTCAAGTTCCATGGTGGCAACTTTAGCACCGTGAACAGGATGTACAAGTGTAATGTTCATAGTAGAAAGGGGGTGATTAGCCCCCTTTTGGTTTAAGACAACAAGCCAAGAGCCTGAAGTTTAGTTTCTAATTGTGTTACACGGGCTTGCAAGTTTGCAATCACTGACAACACTGAATTGCCCTCATCTTTGGTAACAAAACCAAATGGGGTTGTTGAAGTCAAGTCTTGAATTGCGTAATCTGGCGTGCCAGGCGCAGTAGACGTGATTGTAGTTAAGGCAGCAGTGTTGGCCGCAGGCTTAGTTGTCGGAGTAGCTCCGAAAAAACCCGCAGTACCACCAGATTTGCCCATGACCGCGCCGTCAAGCTGTTGGTCTTCGTAAGCAACGCCAATTGGTTTGGTGTTAGTAGCCATGATTGTTCCTTTTAAACCCCCCGAAGGGGGTTATAAGATTTAGGAAATGCGGTATGCAGTCCAAGCACCGTCGCCGGTTTTACGGGCGCGGAAGTGAGCAGAAGTAGACAGGGCAACAGCGGCAGCGCCGACGATTGTCCAGCCAGTGCCAACTGCCAGCGTAACAGCATCTGCGCCATCGGTATTGATGACGAAGAAGTCGAACGCTGCGTTAACTTTCTGAGCGCTGCTAATGCTTGCTTCCAAGTCAGCAACTGTAGGCAAAGTCAAGTTGCCGGCAGTGCCATTAAAAGTAAACAAACCATTTGCCAACTGAGCCGCTGTAGCGGTAGCGGCAGCAGTCAACGCTGTAGGAGCGCCTTGCACGAACAGTTGTGCTTCACCGACGTTACCGTCGCCGATCTGATAACCGCCTGCACCATTAGGTAATGCCATGATAATTTTCCTTTAAAAGAATTACTGATTAACCCCAGAGGCGGCAGGCCATCTGTGGACGAATGGCGCTGTAGCCATACAAAACGTCGATACGGCAAGGCATACGATCGTTGTTGATGTCGTACTGACGAACAACGCGCAAGCTGATACCGTTGTGAACTGCACGGGCAGCCATGTCAACGCCTTGGGGCAACAACAAGTCAGCGGTCGCAAATGTGATCGCATCTTTGTGGTAAACCAAGTTTTGAGCGTATTGGCTGGATGCTGCACCAACGAACACAACAGCTTTGCCAGAAGCAGGGAAGCTGTCCACAGTTGCCAAGGCATTTGCAGAAGTGTAGATAGGAGCAACAGTGATGTTACCTTCGCCGCTTGAACCCAAAGTCACGTTTGCAGTAGCAACGAACTGGAACAAAGAGCCAGTAGATTCACGAGTCTGTGGGTTGACAGCATAGCAGTCAGCCACGGTGAACACATCGCCAATCTTCACAGTGCCAGCGTTACCAGCGCCAGTGATAGCGATGGTTGTAGCGCCTTGTGAGGACACAGAAGCAGACAAAGTGCCGCCAGTAGCAGTGCGTGAGCCAGTTGTGAACTGCTTGATAGACTGAGACATGTTGATCTCATCAAAGCCCAACACGCCAGTGCCCATCATGCCGTTCTTGAACTGCTTGCTGATGGTGTCTGTAGGATTGAACAGACCCTTCATGCCTTCGACCAAACCAGCGTTAGCGGCTGGGTTGACGGTGGCGTAACGGGGGTTCATCACAGCGGCGTTTTCGTTCAGCTTCTGCTGGGCTTGGAGCAAGACCAAAGAAGTAGAAGGCGTAGTGCCAGGCGTGCCGACAGAGTTACCGATGTTGAGGTAAGCGTTAGCCACATCAGCATCAATAGAAGATGCCAACTGGCTGATACGAGGTTTCAACACACGCTCTGCGAAGTCGTCCAATTGCATGGTCAATTCAGCAGATGTGAAGTTGACACCGATGTGCTTTTGGCTGGCAACGGTCAAAGTGGTGAACTGTTCGTTGTCGTCTTGAACTTGCAAGGCAGCACCGTCAGTCACCAAAGCGCGGTCGGGTAAACGGATACGCAGTGTGGAGCCAATTTTGGCGCCTTCAACAGCGAAAGAATCGTCATATTGACGGTTCACGTTGCGGGTGAGAACAAGGTTGTTTTCAAGGATCTCTAAAGCCTTCCTTGTGATCATGTCAATCGTCAGAATACTGTTACTCATGATAGTTTCCTATTTAAAAAAGTTCAAACATTTTGATGAGGACAAACGCCGCCGTTCTTGTGTTTGCCAACTTGACAGTTCATACATAATACTTGATAACCATTTGGAAAGTTGTTCTTGCGAAGCCAGTTGTAGAAAGCAGAGCCGCCACCACTGTATTTGCCTGATTTTCTTTCTTCAGCACCATTATTATTTATATGGTCAATTGACAAAAACATTCGTTCTTTCTCGTTACAGCAACTACATATATAACCGCCATAGGCGTTATAAACTTCATCTCTGCACCGGTCTTGATTACGCTTGGTTTTTTCAGATTCAGCAGCCCGTAATGCAGCTACTTCTTCTGGCGTTCCATTTGCAATCTTTCGGTTACGGTGTTCACGTTTATGCTCACGGTCTTTTTCCCGATTTGCACTACGCCAATCCCGCATACGCTGATTGAACTTTTCCCGATTTCGTTCTCTATATCTAGCAGATGCTTCTCTGTTACGTTGCCGTTTCAGTTCTTCAACTGTTAAATCTAAATTGTCACTCCTCATTTTTGTTCTCCTAATTTCAGGTAATCATTTTACCCGATTTTAGGAGAGTTAGCGGAGACGCTGTTGGGCTTCCCACTTTTTCATCTGTCTGGCACGTTCGGCTTCAATCCACTGCGAATCAGTCATGGTCTTGGTAGACCGTGGATCCGTGGTGTCATAGGCCGACACTCCTGCGGAGCGTGCTGTGACGGGTGAAATCGGCGGGGGAGCCGACGTTGTTTTCTTGACGGGAGGGTTAGAGTCCAATTTGGCCTCAATCTTCCCAATCTCTTTTGCCTGCAAAAATGGCGATAAACGAGCGATACGTTCCGCTTCTTTGATATTGGTTCCAAGGTAGTAGGCTACATCGGGGCCAATCTCAGAGTTTTGGATCGTCTCGGCCATCACGCTTGTAATTGGCACTTTGGGGTTGTAGGCGACTTGTTCAAAGTCATCATACTTGTCCCGCGCTGCTTCTTCACGGTCGTGATATTGCTCTAAGACTTCGGCTTGCTGCTTGGCCGCTTCGCGTCTGGCGATCAGTTCTTCTGCCTTTTGCAAGGTCAGTGCATCGGGGGTGTCCTCTGCATACTGCTCGATTGGCGCTGGCTGCGTTTGCTTGGCTGCCTGATCTCTTTCCCATTTGCGCTGTTCTCTTGCGAGGCGCTTGCCGATCATCGCGTCGATTTCAGCTTGAGAGTATTTTTTCTCTTCAGCCTGTTCGGGTTGACTTTCAGCGACTTCCGGCGCATTTTCTACAACTTCAGGAGTGGCCGTCACTTCCGTCGTTGGCACGGAGTCTACTTCCGCTAGGGCTTGGACTTCTTCAGTCATGTGTTTGAATCCTGAGATTCCCTGGTGAACCGCGCCAGTACGGTTTAAATTGTATCTGCTCCATTGTCAGATGCAACAATTATTTCTTCTTGTTGCGGGCGAGCCTCAACACGAACAGTGTATACGACATCGTTCTCAATGTACGGATCGCAACCAACAAGCATTTGGCTGGCGCGGTCGTGTTCCTTAAAAATGCTAACCTTTAGGCAACCATTCTCGGTGTAGAAGTCATCATTAGGGCCAGTCACAGGGAACGATGTGTCGGGGAACAAATAACGGTAGTCGCCTACAGTGATGATGCCGTTGTCAATTTTTGCGATGTCCATAATTTATCCAATCAGTTGTTTGGGAATGCCGCAGTTGGAGGCGTAAAGGTACTTGTGTAACGAGCATAACCTTTGGTAATTCTAAAATCGTCTATGTAGCCGTTAATTCCATAGCCTAATCCACTTAAATCACTAATGTAAAGTGGTGTTGTTGCATCCAATGAAACTGATCCAGTATATGTAGAACCTTCTTGAACACCATTAACAAATAATTTAAGGCCTGTTGCACCAGGTGTTCCAGATATTGCAACATGATACCAAGTGTTAATTGCAACAGTTGTTGTGCCATTTATGTCATTACCATCGCCACTAAAACTAGCATAAAAATACCCAGTAGAACCAGATTTACCCAAACTCCAACCAACAGTTGAACTTTGATAATTACCAGCAATAACTTGCGTACCAGATACTGAATTGAAGTAAACCCATGCTTCAACAGTAAATGCCCCGCTTCCAAAATTAGAAGTAAGTGTGTTTGCGGCTTTTAAATAATCTGTAGTTCCATCAAATGACATTGATCCAGTACCATACTTCTTAACGCTTGTAGAAATCTGTGCGTTACCCACAGTTTCTAAGTCGTTCATCATGGCGTTGTCAAAAATGCCAGCGTTGGTGAAGTTGTTTAGTAAAGATGTGTTGGTAATTGATGTTAAAGGCGCTGTTGGTGGAGTAAAT